GATAATCATGATTAGTTAAAGTGTGTGTAATAACACCAGTATTAGTAACAACGTCAGCAACAATTCTAAATCTTAATTCGCCTCTTTTTTCATAACTACCAAGAATATTACCCCATTGATCATTACAAAAAGTTATTGATACATTATTCGCGCCAACTCCTGGAAAAAGATTGTTAGGTGTAGAGTCGTAAGTATTCATTGAACTTGTGTCGGTGAATAGATTACTATCCACCATTTCTATGCGAGCCAGTTGTCTTCTATCTGTTTTTACAAAATCTGGCGCCTCATTTTCTATAGCTATAATTCTATATCTATTGGGTTCTAATACAGGTTCTGGTTGCCCATGTTTACTTTTTAATACTAAATAAGTTTCTTCATCAACCTTATTTCTATCAGAAGAAGCGAAAGATAACCACAAGTTTTTTTGTTCTTCTGCGTAATACCATTTATCCATAACGAGATTATAGTATTCTGAACTAGTTTCTTTAACGTAATACTTAACATAGTCCATCCAATCTAGTGGCTGGGAGTTAGTACCTGATTCAGAAGTCCAATTCTGCTTTATAGTAAAAGAATTTTGAGATGCACAAAGTGATTTGTCAACCACAACATCACCTGTTAAAGCAGAAAAAGTGGTGGAATCGTATTTAAATAAATAAGAAGAAGATAATACAGGTGTTTCTCTACCATATTTATCTCCAAAAACAACTCCCCATTTATAATTTCTACCTGATTTCACAGATCTTTGAGGTATAGTGGGTGATGGAGAAGAGTTGCTATTTAAACTCTGTATTAAAGAGACTGGATAGTTTAAATCATAATTCTCAACATAATTACCATAAACAAGTCTATTTGCTACTATTTCTTGAGCTAAAGCTCTTCTAGGAACATTATCATAAGATCTTAATATCTGATTTGATTCCACTATAATATGAATCATATCAGATGTTATCGTTAGTTCTCCGTTTTTCTCAAAAGTAGTTGGTGAGTTGGTTGCCGTAAACTGATCCCACTCAGGATCTATACCTCTTTGTATTTTTTTAACAACATAAATAACCGGTGAATCAGATCTTTTAAGAAGTATTTCAACACCAGAGACATCAAGTGGTCTGTTCATGTAGAATGGTATAAAATTCTTTACCGTTATTTCCACTATGTTATTAACCATACCTAAATTATAACCATGTTTTGTTTCGTATTTATAAACACGTGGTTCAAACACGGTATCTGAAAATGGTGAAAAACTAGAATACTCTCCATCATCATATATATATCTATAACCAAATCTTACAAACTCTAGTTCAAACAACGATTTATCTTTTTCAGAAACTACAACCTCAACATCCCATGATCCATCATTTACAGTTATAGCGCCCTGCTTATCTAAAACTAAAACCTTTATTCTACTTGTTGTTGTTAACACCTCGTTGTCATCTGAGTCTAAATAAGATATAAATCTAGTTCTTACGAAAACACTTGGATTACCAGGTGCCGTAAAGTTTAGCACCTCATTTGCTTTGTAAAAAGTATAAACATATTGAGAACTCTGCAATATACATGTTTCACCAACTCCAACACTAACTGTATCACCACCTATTTCTACAACAAAAGTATTATTATTTCCTGAATTAGAATTAACAGATACTATAGGAGAGGATTCATATGTTTCTTTAATTTCAATAGTTGGAGGTGTTGTTGGGGCTCTTCTAATTACTGTTACGTGCTCTTCTTTTAATTGATCATCTACAGAATTAAACTCTACATTTGAAAGGCTTATATATTCATTACCAGAGTAAGTGTCTGGATTTCTCACGCTTAACTTGGTGTGACTAATGTAATCACTTGTACCGTGTTTGCACTTGTCAATATTTATTCTTTTGGGTTCTGAGACACCATCTGTCCAATATATATAGTTATCTATTACATTTATGCCACTCATTAAATGATAACCATCAGAGTATGAAGAAAAGTTTAAAACTCTATCTGCGCTAAATTTAAACGCAGTGGCACTTGATAAGTGTGTATCTTGAGTAGTTGAAAACGTAACTACATTTGTTGTTGTGTTAACAGATTCTATTCTCAATATAGCATTAACAGGATTTGTTGAACCTAGTATTTGAACCTTCATGCCAGCTCTATAAGGACTAGCATCTATGAAGGTGAGTGTATTCCAAGCTTCAGATCCATCTGGCAGGTTAGCGTCTAATATAGCTTGATCTTGTGTTTGTTGTATTCCAAACACATCTACAACAACTGGATCGCATGTATTGGTGTTCAGATTGTATTCTACTATAGAATCTATAAATCTAGCGTTATTTATATTACTTGCATAAATAGGTCCATTTGTAAAAAAGAAATAAGCTTTATTATTTTTTTCGTCAGCAACACTAGCTACACATCTAGTTGGTAGATTAGCACTTGGTCCAAAACCGGTTGTACTACCACTTTCAGTTAGTTCTTTTATTAGCTTTGTGCCTTTTAGATTTTGAATAGCACCCATGTCTCCATAGGAATCTGATTCTCCGTAACCCACTATAGAGTCGGTTGTTTTGACTTGAATATTTATAGCATCTCTATACTCCCCATTAGGAACAAGTCTGTGGTCAAAATCTTTATTCATTTTACCACCGGTAAAAGTATTTTTAAGTTCTGCCATGTTTTACTTTATTTGTTTACCCATACCTTTTAGTATTTGAGTAAATTCTTCTAGTTTAATATTAGATAATCTAATTTTTGCTTTTCTTGTTTCAGCGAATTTCTCCTTTTTATATCTTAACACAATATATTCCGGTATGTTAGATCTAGTGGATAGTATAGCATAAACAATATGTTTATAACAGGCTTCTTCACAGAACTTATGTATTACCATTTCTGAGTCTGTACCTAAACCATCACTAACATAATGAAGTGTTATTGTTTCTCCTGCTAAATCAGAACCGAACTTTATAACACCTCTTAAGTTATCTATAAAGTAAGAACCGTTAATTTGAGCATGCTCTGGCTCTAGCCCGTATCTTCTTCCTTTAGCAGAAATTTCTATATCATCATTGTAATCAATATCGTAAACTCTATAATTAGATGGGGTTTGAGTTTTAAAATTAGTAGAAGTATTACTAGGTGACTGTTCTGATAACGTATCTTCTACTGCATCAAAATCTGTATCTGAAAAAATATAATCCCCATCGCTGTTTTGCTCTATAGCAAAAGGATCTGATGTCTTTCTTGCTGGATATAAATTTCTTTCTATACCATCACTACCAACTCTAGATAGTTTTATATAGTTTACGTAATCTTGAGGAAGAACCATAGATAGATTATTAGGAACTTCTATTTCTTGAGATTTAAAAGAACGTAATATATCGTATGATAATTCTTGCATAGCACGCATCGCGTGAAATCTAACATCAGTTATTGAAGCTTTAGATATTATCTTTGCTTCACCAACGTAAGCTATCATGAAGTTATTGATTATGTTTTCTAGCGTAGTAAATTGATAATTTGTTGAACTACCGTGAGACGCTGGGTTTGTAGCGCTATAGTAAGTTGCTTGATTTGTTCCATCTAATAATCCCATGATTAACTATTTTTTTGATTAGTTGTTGAATGAATATCCAGTAAAGCAGATTGTTGGATATCCTCATTTTTAGTTAAAACTCCAGCAAGTTGTAATATTCTATTTACTAAATTTTCTTCTTCAGATTTGTGAAGTTCAAAATCAACAGCTAAATTTCTATTATACAAAGCTTTTTGTTTTACCAAAACATAACTCCAATTAGGTTTATTTGGTCTCATCAAGTAGTTGCAGTAAACATCAGTGAGTATGGTAACAGGGTATATTTGTATTCTTCTTTCTCTACCAATATTATCATCTTGGCCTATTGAAAATCTAGTATAAATAGGTCTAGTTTCTGTTGGTGCTAATGTACTTGAAGATAGTATAAAACCTATTTCATTTTGATCTACAATATCTATTTTATAAGATTTAGTTGGATCATTGTTAGGTCTATAAAATAAACCACCTATTTTGTAGTTTTCTGGAAGTGTGGCAATACCCCCACCATTTGACATATCTAAAAGTTCATTGTATTTTTCAAAATGATCTATTTTATCTTGCACACTAGTAGCATTATCAGAGTATATAGTATCATTAGATGCTATTCTTCTAAATCTATCTTCTTCACTAAAATAGTTTTCAAATATTTCCATTTGAGCCTTATCTGCCAATAAATTAAATTCTTGAGGCGTTATATAACCTCTCTGTTCTTTATTGGCTATAGCTAAAACTTTTTGATATACTGTATCTACGCTTATCATTTTTAATATTTTTTATAAGGAAAATTTTTATTAAGCCAATCTTTTCTGCGATCACAACCGCAATCTTTATAACCAACGGCTGCAAAAGCTAATTGAGTTAAAGTTTTAATTCCAGTAGCTTTTGTAAACTTGTCAACTGTATCTCCTAATCCTTTTGGTTCCATAACTTATTATATATATATATTTTACTATATTATAATCACATGATAAAGTGGAAGGTTAGCCCCTAAATAAAAATAGCCACCCATAATGAGTGGCTATTAATACTAGTTAAAAGATATTATTTTAATCTTTTTTCTATATTTGAATATATTTCCATACCTTCGTCGGTTTTAAACCAAGCAGCTAATGCTGAATATGGATGTTCATCAAATGGAACTGTCATTAGCTTTCTATCATTAGAACCCCAACTAAATGTTCGTTGATCAGATGATAACTTAATTATTCTCATTTCAGTAGCTCTAATACCAAAGTTTCTAAGCATTACATTTTCATCATCAACTAAATCTAAGAACAGTTTAGGATTCTTCTTAGCAAATAATAGTAAATCTCTTTTAAGCTCCTTAGAACTCATGGTTGTTACTTTAGATCCAACTTCTACTCTCATTACCGCTTCAACCATGTCTATATCTAGATTTTGAGCAGCATTTAATGCAGCTATTTCTCTTTCAAGAATATCAACTTCATTTTCGGCAATAACCTCAGCTTTATACTCGTAAAACAATCTGTTTCTTTCTGGGTGATATAAAGATAAAAGTTTTTGTAATACTACCTTCTCTCTTGGAACATGCAAGTAACCATTTCGAAAAATAATATGTTCTAATCTTTGATCACCTTTCATTTCATCAACAAATGGTGTTCTTTGATTTTCGCAATATTTTAGTTCTCGCTCGTATCCCTTTTCTTCATCGAAATAAAATATCCCAGATGATCTTATAGAATAAGTTAAGGGTTTTCTAGTTCTTTTTAAATAATATATTCTATCTTTAATTTCCCATTTGGGTTTTTTAATCTCGGTTTTTGTCTCCCTTTTAGAAATCTTAACTATCGGTTCTTCTATAACCGTTTTTTCAATTACAGGTTCTTCAACCTTAATTGTTTCTTTTTTCTTTGCCATAATATAATATAATAAAAATTAATAATAAAAAAGGAGTGGAAATTAATCCACTCCCTTTTAAATAAATAGTTTTACTTCATTAACATAAAGTTGTTTGCACCTTGTGTGATTAAACATCTTTCTGATAAGTAGTGAACTTGCATTGCATCCAAGTCAGATGTAACTGCACCAACTGAACCAGTAGTCCAAGTTTTTAGTCTTCTGTCGTCAGTTTGTGAAGCTCTATATCTAACGTGTAAGAATGGTCGCTTAAGGTTTTTACCTAGCATTTGATCATACACAGATGAAACACCAGCAGGTACAAAGACACCTCTAATAGCATCACTAGTACCTCTTTCATTAATACTTCCTCTTGTAGCTTTATCATTTAAGTATTTCCAGTCAGATTTGTAGAAGTCATAAGAACCTCTTCTAAATCCTGAGAAACCTAAATTAAGTGCCATATCTTCTGAGTTATCGAATACTCCGTAAGAAGTACCTCCAGCTCCGTAAGAATTCATTGAAGCAAGCATGTCATCTACAGCTAGAGACGAAGCTCTATTTACAAACATCATGTTTTCCTCAATAGCACCTTGATTATCAAACTCAGCAAGAATAGCATCAAACTCAGCTAAATCAGTAGCAGCGTTAACACCAGTAATACCTGTAGTTACATTACCTCTATCTTCAATAGCAGCAAATAAACCTTCAGTACCTGAGTTAGTTCCTAAAGCAGCATAATCAGTATCGTTAGTACCATCAGCATCAACGATACGAGATGCAGCAGCTGTTTTCTCAGCTTCCATCATTGTCATCTCTAAGTAATCAGTAAATCTAGATCTTGTATCACCTTCAGCTTTTAAGTACCATAAATAACCATTTTGCCCATCTTCACCAGATATCTCTACCCAACCAATTTGAGAAGCATCAGATCCAGAGATCTCATAAGCGTCCTTCATAATAATTGGTTTGTTAGTAAATGAAACGTGAGTTGGTTTAACAGTTCTAGCAGAGCCAGTACCTGATCCATAAGAACCTTGACCTGTTACACCTTTCTTAAACTCAGAACCTATAACTAGTAATGTTGCANCTAAGTCAGCGTCAGCGATATCTGAATCATCATCAAAATCTTGAACATTATATGGTTGTACAGTTATTACTTCAGCCGCAACTTTAGTNACATGAGCTCTTATTACTCTACCAGCNACAGCTACAAGACATATGTCATTTAATCTAACACCGTGATCTGCTAATGTAAATACATTTGTAGTACCTGCATTATTACCATCAATATCAGAGGTAACAGTAAATGTTGACACATCCGTATTTAAGGTACCTTTAACTGAGATGTGTAATCTACCTTGTTCAGTCCATATAACTTGATCAGCAGTCATAGACTCTTCTGCTCCGACTTGTGCTAAGAAACCAGAGACTGTTCTATTACCGAACACTTCAGCTTCTTTTTCCATTAAGTCAGGCAGGTATTGTTTTGCCCAGCCATTGCCACTGGCTGTAAAATCGATGTAATTTGAATCTAGTGTTTGCTTTTGTGGAGCAGGTACACTATTCAAATTGCCACCAGGATTTGAAATTGCCATAATTTATTTTTTTTAAATATTTTTAATTCTTTTTTCTAATTTTAAAGGATCTGTTTTTTATATCAGAAGAAGAATCACCTAACACTCTATATTTTACACCCCCAACATTTGTTTCGCTGTGAGATTTTCGAGGTTCAGTGTTTATGTTTTTATCTTTAGCAACTCTTGTTCTTGTCGCATCAGCTTTACCTTGTTCATAAAAATGATTAGCAATAGCATCAGCGTTCATAGCTGTAAATAAAGATTTGTGATAACCCTTAGCATCTTCAATAGTTGATTTATCTTCACCAACAAACTTGTTAATGAAATTATTAATATCACTTTGATTAGTCTTTACTTTATCAACATCTTTAATATTAAACCGATATTTTTTATCTCCAACATTGTATTCAAAACCTTTGAACTCTTTGTTAAAAACACTATCGGTTTTTTGTAAAAATTTATTTTTACTAGCTTCAGATAACTTCTTCTGCTCTTTAGAATCCTTATTGTATCTATTAAAGAAATCAATAGCTTGTTGTTGTTCTTGGGTCAACTTCGACCCAGCTTTGATGTCTTCATAGTATTTAGACTTTTGCCCGTCTAAGTAGGCTTTAGCCTCGGCAACTTGCTCTTTGAGGGCTATTTTTTTACTACGTATTGTTTTATCATCATCAACATCTTCATCAATACCAAATTTATCTTCTAATAAAAAATTACGCTCTTCTGCTGTTAGATGAGATTTTTTAACCCTATAATACTCGTCCAGTATATCAGAGTCATCCATCTTAGAAATATCTCTATTTAAATTTACGTAATCTTGTATATCACCACCAGTTTCTTCCATAAAGTCTATTAACTTCTGTATATTTTCTGGTAATGGTTTTCCAGTTGCTTCTGCTTCAACTACAGCTTCTTCTACTTGTTCTTCTACCTCTTTAACCTCTTCTGTAACCTCTTGAAGTATCGGTTGTTCTTCCACAACTTCTTCAACAACTTCTTTTTCCTCGACTACGTCCACCTTTTCTTCTTCAGCGGGTTCTTCTTCAACCTCTTCGCCTTCTTGAACTGGTGGTTTACTTAAATCTATTTTAATAACACTATCGTCTCCAGCACTATCAAACTTAGATTCATCTATTTCTTGAGTAACCTCTTCTATAGGTTGCTCAGTGTTTTTTTCAGTTACTTCTTCGGTAACTTCTTTTAATTCTTCTGTCATAATAAAATTTTATAAAATATTAAAATTAAGAGATCACATGTTTAAACCTGCATCCCCTGTAACTATATCATTACCTGATGACTCAAATTTATTAAGTGAATCACCCCTATTTCTTTGATCTATCATATCTTTTTGATGAGCAGCTTGTCTATCTACTCTTTCATCTTTTCTATCTTCTCTTTTAGCTTCATTACGTTCTGTAATCTCTCTTTCCATTCCCTTTAATTGAGAATTTAATTGAAATTCATATGCCATTAGTTCTTTTTTAACAGCAGCTTCTTCTCTTAAATATTGAATTTTTAATTGTCCTTTTGTTTGTTCTAACTGAGCTTCAGCTTGGGTTTTTGCTTCATTCTTTTGAACCTCAGCTTGAGCCGCTGCTTGTTGTTGTTGGGCGTTAGCTTCAGCTTGAGCTTGGATATTTTGCTGTTGAATTTGTTGATCTCTAGCTATTTTATTTTTTCTTTTAAGTTTCAACAGTTGATTTGCTAACTTTATATTTCTAACATTACGAAGATCAATAGCGTCGTCTAAGTCAATTGATTGCTGAGCTAAAGCTTGTTGTATATTATTTTCTAATATAGCTTTTTCTTCTTCATCTGGAAGTAGTTCTATAAATATACCAAAATCGTAAAGATGTAACTCTTTTAATTCGTCTAACGTTGCTACATTGTGAACACCTATAGCGTGTATAAAAGCTTCTTTTGTTGGTGAGTACTCTATTATATCGGATATTCTTAAAGATAAGCACTCAGCTGTTTCAGCTGTCAAATACAACATTGACTGCAATATGTGTCTAGTTGCTGTATTTGAGTTAGCTGCTGCTAATTTTTGTATACCAACAAGAGCATTTTTATCTGGAGTACTAGCATCTCTAGCTTCGTTTAATCCGGTTACATCTCTAATCATTTGTAAATAATAATTATAAGTTGTAATCAAGCTTTGAAGTTTACCACTATTAACTCCATTGTTTATTTGTTGGATTGGTACTTTACCTGGATTCATATCTCCATCAGAAGTAAAACTTCTACCAATAACACTACCAGTTTGGAAGAACATGTTTAAAGCTTCTTGTGGGTTATAATTTGTTCCGTTACCGAGATCAACTTCAGCTAAACCATCAGCATCTAGGTAAACACCATCTGGTACCATACGTGCCATTACTTGTTGCAACTTTAAATGAGTTAATTGAATAGTATCAGCAAAACCCGTTATTCTTTTTACTAAAGATTCTATTCTACCTTTATACATTCTTGGTGCTACTATTTGGTAACTCATTTTAACTCTAGCGAAATCAGAATCTGAACGCATCATATTCTCTGCCATTTCCCACTTTAATAATTTATCGCAACCAACTATATAAACTCCTTCATAAATAGTTTCAACGACTCTCTCAAGTTTATGGAATTCTCCATCCATACTTTCAACAGGTGGATTAAATGTGTCATCTTTCTGAATAACTTTATCTGCACCAGTAGCAGTTTTCTTCAACTTATAAACGTCGTTCATATGAGTTTTATAATTAAAATATAAAACTTCTATTTTGTTTTTATCAGCATTAGTTCTATAGCTAGCTCTACTAGTTGCTGTTTGGCCAGAACTATCTGTTATTTCTTTTATTTCTTCTTCTGATAAATCTGGAAATTCTTTAACCAACTCATTAATCGGAATCTCTTTCACTTCACCAACATAATATATATCGTCAAAGTATGGTGATTCAGTATAAGAGTAAACTAAATTAGCTGGATCAACATATTTAACTTTAGCGCCATCAGCCCAATCAAAAGTTGTTTTAGTTGCACCAATACCTATAGTTGTTAAATCGTATAAACATCTTCTTCTAATTAGATCATAATCACTATCTTCCATTAACACGTTGATAGCTTGTTCTTCTGCTAACTCAACCGCTTGTTTATAGTTAAGTTGCATATGCAGAGCTAGTTCCTCTTCCGTGTCGGGTAAAGTTTCTGGTTCATTTTCATATAAATCTATATTAAATCTTTGCTTAGCTATTTCGTTAAAATTTTTAGAACGCATATCCCTTAACATAGACTCCATGTATTCTGTTCTTTTGCTAACACCATATTGATCTTGAGAAAAACAATTAATTTCAAAGTTTCGTTGAGACATACCGTTTACAACTATATCAACAAACTTGGGAATTATAGGAACAGGTTTCCAATCTAAATTAAGATAAGATAAATCACCGTTTATAGATAATTCATTTTTATATTTTTGAATAGATTGTTCACCCCTAGCGTATAGTCTTAATTGGTGAAAATCGTTTAGATTATTATCAAACCTAGATGTAGTACCATCAAACCACTCTTTTTTTATAGCTTTAGCAATATCTTCTCCATATTTGTAGGACATTTTTTCTAAGTCGCTAACAGCTTGTGACGGAAAGTTTACAGTGTAATCTCTCATACTATTGTTTTATTATTGTTGATTGAAATCCTTTATTATTATACTTTGATATATTAAGGTTTAGTGGTGTTTTTTTCTTTTCTGGATTTGGACGATACAAGTGTCTATTACAAGCCATTATTGCTAAACCAGTACTTATAGAGGCATCATGCTTTGTTCTTTTGTTTATATCAAATCTAGACCAATCATTCAACGTGTCATTAAAATACATGGTACCGTAAGTACCATCTTCTAACAAACCGACATGGTCATTAATATATGTTTCAATTGCAGCAGCATGAGCTTGTTTTATGTCTTCACTGGAGTTTGGTATTCCACCTACTTCTTTTTCTGCAACTGATAATTTATTCCATATTTTATCAGGTCTGTTCATACTAAAACCTCTGTAACCTCTTCTACGTAAGTAGTATAACAATCTTGGTTTGTTATTCTCTGCCAATATCGGCATACCATAAAATACTAGTGCCATCAAAACGTCTTCAAAAAACATATCAGCTGTTTGTGGTCTAGCTATATATTCTAAAAAGAAAGTATTAGCCGGAGCATCTTCCATGGAAAACTTAGTTAATCCATGCAAAGC